TCCCATAGATAAATAAATTTTAAATGCTTGCCATGCAAAATCTACAGAATTTAAATCTTGAGTCCATGCATCTCCACTTCCTTCTTTTATAACTTTAGAATAATCAGAACCTTTTTTTGCAAATGCTTGTGCCCCTAAATTTCTTAAACCATGTGTAGGTGATGGGTTATATTCTTGTATTTTGCCAATAGTATTTAAACTACCATCTGCTTTATATCCTAATGCAGCTAATCCAACTTTTCTTAAACCTGTAGCAGTTTCCATTGGAACATACTCTGCTTGTCTTGCTAATTCTTTTTTGTCTGTAAATAATGCCATATTATATTCTATTTGAAATTCTATAATCAGTAGTTATACTTGATATTTGAGTTAACTTTAAATCTGTATTATTAATTATTAATATTTCAGTTAATTGTTTTCCTCTTGTTCTATATAATTGATCTGTAGTTCTTAATGGTAATCTTAATACATTTTCTTTAAAAGCTTTTCTTGTATCTGCAGTTAATGATAACAAATTATATGTTGTATCTGAAATCATATGTATTTCTTCTAAAGTATTTACAAGGTTAAAGTTAGCGTTTCCTTTAAACGTATCAAAAACTTTTGCATACATTGCTTGGTCTGCTACAATTGGTTCAAGTATAGAGTTATATTTTTCATTGTAATATTCTGTTACTCTTCCAATATTTAAAGCCCATAAATCATTAGTATGATTTTCAGAATATGCTAATGTAAAATTCTTAGCTGTTATAAAAATATTAGCACTATAAGAATGAAACCAAACAAATGCGTTTGATATTTCATTAAATGATAATGTTGAATAATATTTTTCTGTTATTTCTGCTTTATTAACTAATACAGTTGACCAATCATCATTTATATCATTTCTATAAAACTTATAAGTTTCAGCTGGATTAATATTTACAATTCCTGTAAAAGCAGCTCCATCTATTTGTTTAACTTGTAAAACATTTCCAATAGATATATTAGTTATATAAAAAACAAATAAATAATTATTACCATTAATAGAAGTATTTTTTGGAATTACTACATCTACTACAGCACTTGAAGGATCAATTTCTACTAAATCTAAATTATTTATAATAGTATAAACATAATTATTAACTCTTGTTTCAGTTGAAACTACATAAAGACTATTTACATCACTAATTTTTATTTTTTTATCTCTTATAAATGACCAAATTGCAACATTATTTTGATAATCGAATACTCCACTAATTCCAAAACCATCAACAGGAGTATCTTGATTTTCAAAATTTCTTAATTCATTTTCTGACCATTGATGTAAACCTCTAACATCACTTAAAGATATATATCCATCTTGAGCAAAACGACAAATTTTTCTTTGATTTACTTCAATCCAGTATGCAGCTTTTCCAGAACTAAATAAACTCCATTGATGTTGATTTCCAAATTCAGTATTAATATAATCAATACCATCTAATTTTTCACCTATTCCAGTTGTAAGTGAGCCTTGATTAGCAGATTCAATTAAAGCTCTGTCAGAAGCTCTTAATCTACCAAATGCACTTTCTTGAAATGAATATATTTGATTGAAAATAAATATACTACTTGTTATTTCTCCATACTCACCATTTAAATCATCAAAATCATTTACTTGAAATATTCTCCAACTATCTATTTCATCTCCATAAAATTTACTTGGTGTATACCTCCATCTTACAGGAAAATGGTCTACAGCATTAAATCTTAATGGTTTTGGTGCATACAGCATTACTGTTTCTTCATAAAATAATACTGAATTAATATCAAACTCTTCTCTTAATTCAGATTCAGCTGCATAATAAATTCCATCTGGCCATTCTGTTCCACCTACTTGTAATTCTTTTTGTGGTCTTAAACCTACATTACTAAATATTGGGTCTTGTTGAGATGGAGCATTTCTTAATGGATGATGTACTCTACTTTCTAATGGGTAAAGCTCTCCAATACCATATTCAAAAGGTGTATTATTCCAATTAAAAGGGTCTCTCATTCTTGGATATAACCTTGCAAACCCCATATAATCTAATATACAATCACCACCCCAAATTTCTATACCATTAAATATATCTGTTGCTGGCATTCCCTGAGCATCAAATGTTGGATTATTAACAGGTTGAAAATGTCCTACACTAAAAAATACAGTTCGTTCTAAAGATGATCTTGATACTCCACCATATGGATTATTATTAGGTCTTAAATAATTCATTATCCAACTACCCATATATGTAGCGTCTGCCAATTCTGAACTTGGCGTTTGAAAAAATGGATTCCATGGTTTAGCAACCCCACTACCATCAAATGGTGTAAAATCACCATGTTTAATAAATACAGAATTTCCTTTTCCCCACGCTTTATGTTGTTTAGATTTTTCATAACCCATATGAAAACCATTATCAAATTCAGTAGTATTATCTAAATCTAATCCTGGTTCATAATTATCAACAGAATCTCCTAATCCCATATTAATTAGATAACTTACATCTGCTTCAACTCCATGAGCTGGATATGGGTCATTTATTGTTGCTGGTAAATCTGCATAACCTTGAGAATCATTTTTTGTTCTATATAGTTTTCTTACACCTTCTCTACCTCTATCAGCACAACAACCACTATCATCTTCCCAAGTAAAGTATTGATTTAAATAATCCCAACACCCAGAAGCATCAGTTTCATCTCCAACACAATCATGTCCTACTTGATAACAAGTACTTACTAATTTAATTCTATCTGCTGTTTGAACATTTGGTAATTGTGAATATCCAAAATCTAAATCAGTAGGATAAAAAACAGAAGTATTTGGTCTTAATTCATATTCATTTCCAGTAACTATACTAACAGCTGCGTTTAGTTGCATATCAGCAACATTTGTAATAGTAGAAGGATTAGCACCATTAGTAATATCCCACCATCTATCATGACCATAAGGAGCTGGTCTTGTAGTATCATTTTCTTTTACACAAGGCATAACTAAACCTTGCATTAATATTTGTGGTTCACATTTTGCTCTTACAATCATAAAGCCACTAATTTGACTTTTAACTGTAGATATATCAATACCACCTACTTTAATTCCCATTATTCTTAAATAGGATTCAGCCGTATTACTACCACTTAACCCATTAATAGCATCATCATCAAAATAATCTCCAAAATTACATGTTGTCCAAGCTCTTTCTGTTAAAGTAACTACTGGAACAGCCACTGTAGACCCATCAGATTTTAATCTTGTTGCACTATAAGTATTACTATATTGCTCTGGTGTTTCTAAATCAAATAAATGATATACAAAACTTTGAAAACCTAATAAATCAAAAAATACAATACCATAACGATATGTTTCTCCCCTAAAATATCCTTTATTTAAATGTGATATTTGAGTTCCTTTGTAATTAGAATATTCATCTACAACAGTATAATCTTCAGTACCTCCAGGTTGGTCATGCAACATCATTGTAGCAGTACCATTTGCTACCACACTCTGTCTATGTATAGGTGGCTTAGAACCTATACCAATTACATCTCGACCATCTTCAAAAGCTCCTATAGAATATTCATCCGATCTAATATTTTTAAAATAAGGAGTAACTGTTATGTTTTGTAAAATAGCTTCTAAATCATTTAATTCAAATGATGATTCAATAGTATTTCCTAAATAAAGACTTTCATCTTTTATATTAATTGTTTTTGCAGCTCTAATACCTTGAAAAAAAACTGGCAACTCATCTATTGTAATAGGTTCTCCATCCATTGTACTATCTACAAATGTCATTGTAGTACCATCTATAGGAGTAATTTCAAATATTGCAGCTTGTGTAGGTATTGAATCAGTTTCTAAATAAACATAGCAAACTTCTATTTCATCATATCTTTGGTCAATTCCTTTAATTTCTATTTCAATAGCTTTACCAGTATCAATTCCACTTCCTTCCATTTCATATTCCCATGGATTAGAAGCTGTTACTTGATCTGTTGTTAAAATAACTGGATTAGTTAATGGTTTCCAAGGAGTTCTATATCCTACATTTGTAACTAACCTATATGTGTATTGATAAGAACCTGATAATTTATTACCACCACCAGAAATAGTTTTATTGTATTTAATTAATCCCATATTAAAACTACTCTGTAAATTAATATCGTGAGTAGAATTAGATAAAGGTGTATAAGCATTTAAATCATTTTCAGGTAATGAATTATCATAAGAAAAAGTATATGATCTGGGTTGATTACTATTATTTTTAACACCATCTACCCAATAAGCCCTAAGTAATTTATCTGTTTCATAAATACAACGTGCTTCTATTTGATTTTTAACATTAAAATTTAACAACTCACCATTAGGGTCATTGAAGTCATTAAACATTGTTCTGTATTGAGAAACACCATTTTCATTTATTATTAATAAACCGATTTCACTATAACCAGAAACTTCATCTGTAGAAAAAATTATTATTAAATTACTCTTACCTGTCCATCCTATAGGTTTATAATTAGTTCCAGCTAAACCACTATCATTATCTGGCTTATAATTTATACTTAATTTATTACCTCTTTCAGTTTCCCACGCATATGTTCCATCTCTATTGTATATCAATCTACCATTCAATCCATATCTAAATGAAGAATTAGGTTGATTTAATTTATCAACATCCATACGCATACCATCTTGAAAGGTATTCATAGTTCTATTTTTGCCAGATTGAGCCATTAAAAGAAGTTTTTATTTCGTAATGGTAATATTTGAGCCCACATATTAGATAACTGTCTTAATTCAGTTTCTCCAGGCATTTCATCATCTCCACGAGCTTGACCACAAAGCCAAAACCATCTTGCTTGCATTTCTTTATATACATTTTGAGGTAATTTACCAGCGTAATAATCTCTTGCTTTATACATATACATTAAATAATGCGTAACTGCATCTTCATGTAATTCATTAATTAACGGCCACCCTTCTTCATCTAAATCTACTCCCCAATATGCAATTCCTACTTTAGTATCATCTAATTGATTAAAATATAAATAACCATTTTCCATAGTAAATTTACTTGCAAATGAAGTAAATGCACCAGCTCTCCCCCAAAAATTAACTCCATTATCACCTGATGCACTACTACCAGTATTTAAATTGTTCAATTGTAATTCAGATAAATTATTAGACTGAAATTTTATTGTATTATTATCTCCTTGTTCAATGTTACAAGAAGAAGGTAATCTTCTGTTTTGCAAAACCTTAACCTCAATAGTTCCACCTAAACTGTCAGTAAATGGTGTAATTTGCATTGTTGTTAAATTATCATTAGCAGTTAAATTTAAAACACCTCCAGAAGCTACAACAGAATATCCTAAATTAGATACAGCCATAAATTGAGATTCAAAAGCTAAAGCTATATCATTTAAAGTATCTCCACCAACTACTACATAAGAAAATGTATTTACTGAAATAGTTCCATTTCTATTAGCAGATACTGTTAAATTAATTATTTCTCCACCGATATATGTTCCAAGAAATTCTGTAGATAAAACATTAGGTGCTCCTGGATCAAATGGTTGATAGTTGCCGCTTACAAAATTACTGTTAGAATTAGCAACACCTGTTTCAGCCCCTTTATTCATAAGCTTAAAACTTTGTGTTGACATATCTAAAACATTAGCTCCTTTTTTTACAGCTATAAGTGTAATAAAATTATCTGGCAAACAAGCTCTTCTTTCTTTAATATCTAATTCACATTCAAATCTTCTATAAGCTCCTTCACTTCCAATTTTCATTTCAGCATCTACAGCCCATCGAGCAAAATCATCTATAACATTATTAACATTTCTAATTCCTAAATTGCCAATAACATTACCTATTATTGTATGTATTGAAACTTTATTGTTACTCATTTTATTTTATTTTTTGTATGTAACTATTTGATGCATTTCTACCATATCTTAATAAGCTATAATCTGGATAATCAATTTCATCTTCTATTACACATTTAAATAATAATCTTTTCCATT